TCTTTATACTCTGATTCTTCAATGAATTGATATTATTCATGAATACCTGCTCATCTATGAAGATATTTCATCCCATAGCCTCCCTAGTAACCTTAATCTTATATAGGTTAAGTAAGAGTTGCTCAGTTCTATGTCAGTCTTCTATAATATTTACTAATGATGTTCCCCACCAATCCTGTGCATCATATGCAAATCAGTAAACGGCGATAGGTATAATATTATCTGTCTCTGGTACGTCATATATATCTAATATCTGGTCACAGAGCATTAATACTAGATACAACTTATTCTCTCCAGTATCCTCATCATAGATATATGTATAGTGATAGTGGATTGTGTAATGTCCAGTAGTTGAATTATAACATGTGTCTATGCTTCTTAGAAATGCATCCTCTGTCTCTAGTCAGTTAATATATACGTCATAGTTATTCAGAATCATCTCCTTGAAGTCCTTATTGGTACTTACTGGTAATTCCTCTAGCTGTTTTCTAGTAACTACTCTATCAAATCAGAAGAATGGATAATCCTTAACTAATAGACTACCATCGTTATATGGATAAACAAATCTTGGGTCTATCCTCTGAACGATAGGTACGTTCTTTTTCTTATCATACCCACTAAAAAGAAAGATAGCCTTTCAGTATTTAGCAATGTCCTCTAATCACATGTATCTATCGAAATCCCAATGCTCATTTACATAGTCAGTCTTGAACATATCTGTGAAGTTTCTAGCTTCCATCTGATATAATACGTTCTCGTCTTCCCATGATACATCTGGCTCATTTACTATACACGTTGCCTGTGTAGTCCTTAAACAAGCCCAGAAAATCTGACTTCTTAATAACTCATCGTTCCTTTTAGTTGAATATATATCTTTCTGTGACTGAAAAAGAGAGTTCTTAGAACGGTTTGCGTCGAATCCGTGCTTATACTCTCATATTATTTTCTGTCTTAACTCATCTGTTAATTTTACCATCTATCTTGCGATTGAAGTTAAATAACTGCTTATCTCATCATCATAATACCTTAGATATGGATACATTCTCATTATCATCGTATCTAATAAGTCTGGACTCCTTCAGATTCTTGCTTTCATCTTGTCCTTTGTCTCTATCTTCGTCTTCCCATCTATGCTCTTCTCATCTATATAACAGTTCAACATCTCCTGCACTAAGATTTCCCAGTCCTTATCTGCATCTAAGTGTTCCCATTTGATTGCTATTTCCCCTTTCTGCACCTTCTCTTGAAGTAGGAACGCACATTGACTCTTTAGATTAGCATAATTCTGCTTAGCACCTGTTTCTATAGGCTTAGAATTGTTAACAAATCCTGTAGAATACGGTATTCAGTCCACTACTCATCCTCATACTCAATCAGCATCTATGATTATGTTCCTAGATTCTATCTCGTATTGATTCTGAATCAGCTTTATCGATGTTTTCACATCCTCTACACTACTTTTGGCATAAGTCCATACCCTTATCCATGTGTTACCCCTCCATAGACTAATTCTAGTCGTGTCTTTTCAGAATCTGGCAACGTCACAGATTAAGAAGTATTGGTCTCCATGAGATTCGTTAGTCTTCAGACTATCTAGGTCTCATTGCTTGAACAACATCCATGTGTTATCATCAAAGTCCCATTTTCAGTAGAGTAATCTCTGTTTAGTCCTCTCACTAGCCCTCTCCAAGTTCTGTATATACCCCTTGTCTATAAAGTTGTTCGAGTATACTAGAGATGGAATAAAGATAGCTTGCTTACCATCCTTATGCTTTCCCTTATAGTACCTCTCATATACATGTCATGGATTAGGATTGAAGGTTTCTAGGACTTTACCTAGTATTCAGTATTCCTCATTCTTGAATCTTCATACACGTGTCTGTAGTATCTCTATTCATTCGATAGGACATTCTGCACTTTCCTCTACAAACGCTCATGTAAGTTCCAGACTTCAGAATCTGTTATACAAAGGGTCTTGTGGTAAATAGCATCACTCCCTTAATAGTATCTGACTACCATTGGGAAAGGTTATAATGTTGGATACGTTATTAAGTTTACCACGCATCTTCTCTGGTATATTATAGTCTCTGTAGAATTTCTCTAAGGATATAACAGAAGTCTGCTTGATATTCTTAATAGTATCTCTAACTAGAGCATATCTGACTCACTCGTACTCATTACACATCCTCCATAACCAGATGATTCATAAATACGTCTTCCCTCATCAAGCACCTCATCCGTATCAAATAGCCGTATGATAGTCATCCATTAATACCTCAAATGCTTTCTGTTGATTCTCAGTCAGTTTTATCTCTACGTTAGCCATTATATTATATAGTGGTGTTAATCTAAAATTTTTTTTGTCTAATGGTCTCTCTCATTTTTCTTAAATGCTCTTCATAATCCTCTTTAGACATAGTCTTCTTTAATTTCTTATTCCTAGAATGAATTGTGTTTATATTTGTTGAAAAAGGTTTCCTATACATTTCCTCATCTTCCTCTGTAGGAATCTTCCTTCATACCCATTTCTGGAACTCTACTAGGCTAATTTCCTTAATATCTCTTCCTCATTCTCCCATCATGTCGAATTCTCTGAGAAATTCGCAGATGAATCAGATACAGAGTTTAGCTTTATATCATTCTGTGTGTCATGGTTGGTTGTACTGTCTGCTCATTCATTAGACGGAACTGAAATAAACTGTACTTTCTCTAACTCCTTCTTCTGCTCTCATTCCTCATTTGTATCTAGGTCAGTATTATATCTCTTCTTATCCCTTAACTCCAAATACCTTAACGCTGTCTTAGCATCTCACTGTCGGATTCTCTTCATTACTGCAGTTCTAGCCATCATCTTTGGAAAGTCTTTGGCTCTATCCATCCTAAGAGCAAAATCCTCATCATTATTATAATAGTTATAATATGCTGATAGACTGATTCATGCAGCATCGCATGCTTCTGTAATAGTAAAATCCAGCCTGAGACAGTTCTCTATAATGCTAAAGTGTTCCTCTGTTAGCTTTGGTCTACCTCACTGTCTTCTGAGATTAGCCTCAGCCATCTTAGGCATCATATCTTTAACACTCTTAACATTCGCTATATCTTTAAGCTCTACTAGCTCTTTTCCTTCTTCAACCATCTGTTATTTTTCTGAATAAATTTTTTGCTATATATATAATATTATATAGGAGTCATTTTTTCTCCTTTCATCTAGCAGGAGTGTTAATCGCCTTATATAGAGTCCATCACTGGACTTTTACCCTTCTCCAGAATCCTGCATAGGTAGTGTAAGGCTCTCACTTCTCCCTCATCTTTTTAACATGTATCTTGTAACAATGCTCAATTGTACCATACATGTTGATGTAGTTTTGCTCTTTGTCCATAATTATATTAGAAAAATATAAAGACTAATGTCTCTTGTCATACTCCTCCCATATACTAGCTCGCTTCCTAGAAGGTTTATAAAAACTCTTCCCCTTCCAGAGCTTCTCGTTCTCCTTAATTAACTGTGGTATCTTCTTCTTTAGGTCATAATGCGTCCCATTTCACTTAGCATACTCCCTAGTCAGATTCCTTAACCTCTCCGATGTTCACTCCCCCCATTTCTTGTCCATATTTTCATCATATTTCTCATTTGTCTTTAACTTTAACTGTGGATTTCATAAAGGTCAAGTAATCAAATTACAGGTATTACACTGTGCATTGATATTCTCTGGCTCTAAACATATATTATTGAATCTCCTAGAAAATCTATGTCATCCAGCTAGCTCTCATCGCTCACAAAATTTGTCACATGATATACAATTCCCCCTTCACTCTTCATCCGTATCCCTCAATCTAGCATTCTCCTGTGCTATCTGCATCGCAAACTCTATTGGCTTTATCTTAGGTCACTCTGTCTTATATACCCTCTTAGGTTTATTCTGCATCTCCCTTATCTCATTCATCATCTTCCTCTTATACTCTGCTTCCTTCTTGTTTATATACGCCTGCTTCTTCTTCTCATTCTTTAATATCTCATACTCCCAATTCTGTTCAAAATACTTCTTCCTGTTCTGTAATAAAATCTTGAACTTAAAATCAGCTTTTATCTTTACCTGCTCTAATTTCTTGTCCCACTTAGCCTTTATACTCTCCTTAGTCTTCATATAAGAAAAAACTCCGTAATAAAATCACTAGCACCAGTAATCTGGTAAGAAATTAGTGACTCTATTACAGAGCTTCCTTTACGACATCTCCTTTCTAAGAAAAATTTTTACTTTTGCAAGAGGTTTTTGGAAAAAAGTTTCTTTTTTGCTACATTGGAAAAAAATCATCAACACTTAATGGCATTGAATCTTTATAATCCATATACTGACATTTGAACTCTTCCCATTTATTATCAAATGGTAAGTCTGCATGGTCAGGATTTAACATATCAAATACATTTTTCACTCAGAACTTCTCCTCTCTCCTTAGCAAGTCAAATC